TATTTGGTAGCCCCACCAATGCAAGTACTACAAACACATTGCCCCCATCACACATTACCGCAGGCGCACCCACCTCTGGATCATCCATGGTCCAACAGGGAGGTATGCTTGGATTGGTAGAAGATCCAGCCCTTCGTCAAAGTATTGGCAATCAGGCATTAAGAGATCCCGTTGGGGCCCAAAAAGCTATTCAAGAATATTTAGCTAAGAACGCCAACAAGACGGATATGATCAAGGACGTACAATACATGGTACAGCACGGTCTAGTTGATCCTAAACTCATCCCAGCTGCAGTATTGACTAAGTTCGTTGGCCCTGGCGCCTTTGTTCCACATGATGTTCGCGGCACCGCTGGTACTGGACAGGCCACACCATTTGGTACAGCAACTGGTGTTGCTGGCGGTGCGCCTGTAGGAGCTCCTATGGCTCCTACAGCAGCTCCGGCGGCTGCTCAAATACCTATGCCTTTGGCAGCCCCTGCAGCCCCTGTAGCGGGACCACAAGCAATACCCGCAATTAGGCCACCAGCACCGCCTCAAATAACAAGACCCCCCGCTCCTGTAGCTCCTGTAGCTCCTATTGCCCCTGTACCTCAAGCTCCTGCTCCTGTAGCTCCTGCTCCAGCTGCACCACAACGGGTTGTTTCTCCGTTTGCTCCCGGCACTAAGGAAGACCTTGAGTTTAAATCTAAGAGCGCAGAGGTACCTATTGCTGGTGCTACGTCTCAGGCCACTGAGTCTGGTAAACTGTACGCCGCGGGTGAAAACACACTACGTACACAGGGTATGTCCGCTGGTACACGTCAGGTTACTCAAGACGCCACAATGCGGTTATTAGATGACCCTGAGGTTAAAAATATGGTTGGCAAGTACCAAACAGGCTCTAAGGCAGATGCTTTTGTTCGCCAGATGCAGGCCGGTATCGAGGCCGGTAACTTTGGTTCCATTGGTCTTAAGGAGCTACAAGAGAATTTAGCTAAGTCCGGTGCAAGCCCTGAAGCAATCCGTAAGTTTGCTCAATTAGAGAGCTTTATGAAACAGAACGAGCTTGAGTGGTCCACAAACTACCTTAAAGGTCAGGGCGCTGTTTCGGATAACGAGCGTGGTTTGGTGCAAAAAGCTGTTGGCTCTGTTAATGACCCAATTGGTAAACTAAAAACACTAACCGCTACATTACGTGAGCGTGCATTATTTGACGCCGAGGTTTATAATGCGTACAAGAAAAATAAAGGTATGAACTTTGGTGATTTCTTGGATAGCGATCAGTTTCAAGCATTAAATGATAAGCACAATAACCGCTTGGCAAATATATTAAGCATGAACCCAGCGGATTTAAAGTCCAATGAAGGCTTTAAGATTCAAGCTGGTGTAGCAACACCTTCTGCATCAGGCTCTAGTTGGGATGCAGCAAAAGAAAAAAGATACCAAGACTTTAAAGCATCACAAACAAAGGCTAAATAATGGCAGATGAATTGACACCTCAAGAGCAGGAAGAGTTTGAGTTCCGTCATCGTGCGGAGCAAGAGCAACCACAGGCCGCTGCTGCTCAACCAACAAATATTCCAGGTACTAGCGTAGACTACTCCGCACCGGGTTTTGTTGCTGGCACCGCTGGTGTTGTTGGTGGTGCTATGTTAGGCCCCGGATTAAAATCTGAGTTTGACAAGTACGGTATCCCTGGTCTAAAGCCACAGGCCACCACAGCTCCTCAGGTTCCCCCAACATTTAAGAGCCCGACAGAGGTTGCAGCTCAGGCAATTAAAAACCGCCAAGGTAGTGTTACTGTTGAGGGATACCCATCCAACCCTAACGCAAATTATGGCCGTAGCCAGTTTGTAAACCCTGAGGGTAAGGGTTTATTTTATGGTACCGGTGAGACGGGCGACTACTCTGGTGTACGTAAGTCTGCAGAGGAGGCAATAGCCGCAGAGAAGCAATTCCCTGGCATGAAATCTATTCAGGGTGGTGCAACACCATTCTCTGTTCCTGAACATGTCGCTAAGGAACTAGAGTCATTAAAAATTCAAGAAGACGCGGCAAGAAACGCACACAACCAAGCAGAGGTAAGCCGTATTGCACATCTTCGTGCGTCTCGCCTGCAGGCAGTAGAGAACGCATACAAAGAATTAAACGCTAAGCCAGGATTTATGGAGTCCTTGCGTGGTGCTCCAGTACAAGCAGCACGTCGTGGTGTTGAGAATGTTGGTGATTTTTTAAACAGAACAATTAGCCCGCATGGTATGGCAACGGCAGGTAGCCGCGCCCTTGGTGCGCTTGGTGGACTTGACGTTGGCCTACAAGGCACCAACGCCGTGGAGCACGCCATGAAGGGCCAGTACGGCCGTGCCGCAGTGAGTGGTCTTGGTGCTCTCGGTGGTGCCGCGGCGCTTACACGTCACCCGTTGTTAATGCCTATTGGTATGGGCGTTGCTGCGGGGGCTCCGTACCTCAATGAGTACTTAGACACACTGGCAGAGAAGCACCCAGGTCTGCACCTAGCAGATGGTGGCAGTGTTCCTGAGATGGGAACTGCACAGGCCTATGAACCTAGCTATAGTGAAAAGATTCGTGACTACGCAGCTAAATATATGAGTCCACAACAGGCAGATACATTGTTTGGTGGTCCAAGAGCAACCACGGCGGATAAGTTTAATCCGATTGGTATGGCGCTACAGACCCCAGGGGCAATTGCTGATTCAGCTAAGGGCTTTGTTGAGGCAGGACAAAAGGGTGACTACCTTGGTGGTATGGGTAACTATTTAATGGGAGCTATGAACGTGGCCCCAATGCTAAAGCCCGCTGGCCAAGTAGGTAGGGCCGCACTTAAAGAGCTTGGCCCTAAAGCCGCAGATATGGCGGAAAACTATTTAGCTAAATTAGGTGGTGTCCATTACGCTGTTCCAAATGAAACTAAATTCATGCGCGCCAGTGAGGCTTATGCTCCACAAGAAGGAAAAACCTTAAATTTAACTCAATCAGATAGACTAAAAGCTATTGAGGGTGAATTAGGTGGACATGAATTTTCTGGTCACCAAATAGATAAACCTGAATACAAAGAAGCAAATGCTGTATGGGGTGTTGCATCCCCACAAGAAGCTACCAAAATTATTAACCGTAACAAAAAAGTTCCTGAAGGACAATCTATTTGGGCTCCGTTAATTGGTAGTGAGACACAACATCAAACAAACCCTCATGTATTTGATCCTATGCTTGAAGAGTTTTATCACCAAGTAAGAACTGGTAATTTGACTCCAGAAACTGCAGCTAAAATGAAAGCTGCATTAGGCAAACAAGAGTTTGGTTCTGGTGCTAGAAAAGGCCAGTTGATGTTTCCTAATACTCCCGATGTAACTAATGAAGAAGCTATTCGTAATCTAAGTGGTACTTTTGAAAATAGAGGACCTTTAGCAAACGTTTTATTTGGTGCTCAAGGTGCTGGTAAAACAAAAGGTCAAATTATAGATTACAAAGGCATGTTGCAAGATATGGCTGATCCAAAATCTATCGGTGCTCCAACGCATTCTGTTGGTACTAGAATTTTTACTTTAGACAATAACGCTTCATATCGTCCGGATTTACATTCTGCTTTTCCTCATATTTTAAGTGGAACTGATATGGGAGTATCTCATGCCCCCGTCCCTAAAGAATTGATACTGGGAGATTACATGCAACAATATAGAGACTTTACTGGCAAAGAGCCTGGTACTTGGGCCTTTACACGTAAACCTTTATCTGTTCAAATGACTGATAAACTATTACGTAAGATGGAAGCGGCAGGCCATAAAAAAGGCGGTAAGGTTAAGAAGGCTAAGAAATAATGCCTAAGTTATCTCTACCTGAAATTCGTGCGCTGTTGGATGAGGCCAAGGCGGCCTATAAGGCCAAGTTTACGACAGGATTTTATCATGGTAGTCCAGCAAATAACATAGAGGCATTTGATCCCACAAAGTCTGCTAAGGATCCAATGTACATTACTCCTAAAGCGACTTTTGTAACTAGGGACCCAGAGTTTGCGGAATCATTTTTGTCAATGAACAACAGTGGCAAAGTTAAATCTGGCTCTACTATGTATCCAGTAAATGTCAATCTAGGACAACATTGGCACCCCGATACACAGGAAGGTCAACAGGTTATTTCAGACTTTATTGAAAAGTATCCGAAGCGCGTTAACCTTGAAAAGGGTTTAAAGCGTGGTGACTGGACAGCGATTGAAAACTCAGACTTTTTAACGCACTTAAAAGATACAGGACATGATACCTTCCACGTAGTAGAGGGTGGTATCCCTAACGTCGGTGTATTAAAGCCTGAAAACATCCGTGGCAAGTTTGCTGAGTACAATCCTGATGAGGCAATGAACCCAGACTTTATGAAGGCAGCTGGTGGCTCTGTTGAGGGTTACGCTGGTGGTGGTGAGGTACTAAAGAAGGTATTAAAGTTTGCTGAGGATGTACCATTTATTCATTACAGCAACCACCCGTCACTTAATAGACTAGAGCCCAGCATGTATGGTCGCGGCATTAAGGGGCAAGAGGCGGCAAGGCTTAAAGATGCTCCAGATATTAAAGACCGTAGCTACTTCTACGTAAATAAGGGTGAGCAGACAATGCCACCAGAGCAGGGACTTGGTAGCCAAAAGTATCAAGGTACCGCATCAAATGTATACAACGCGGCCGAAGACCCAGAGGGATTTCATGCCATTGCTAAGAGCCGTGCACTTGATCCATACATGATGTCTTTTGGTCGTGAGATGGTAGATCCTGCCGTTAAGGCCACCGAGCTAGAGCGCCTTATTAAAGGTGCGGGCTATGAGGGCTACCACACCGGTGATGTGGGGCTGATGTTCAACCCCACACCGGTTAGTAAAGCACCGTAGCTTTAACCCAATTAGCAAACTGATGCAACTGTTCTGGCGTTGCATCTCGTTTCATACAATTTGCCATATTGGAAAGCCATTGCACATTGCCGATGGTATATCCTTTTTCAGGATCTATTTTATCTAACGATGGGCTTGTCTGAAGTATTTTTCCTTTTTGATGACCCCAAGATAATTCAGTATTAAACACTGGACATTTATCAGGAAAAATAGAAATTAAATACTCTAATGTCAGATCAAACGGAATGTTTAATTTTTTGGCGCGGTATTTAGTTTCAAAAAATCGACGTTTAATACAACCCCCTTTGGTGGACATTAACCTGTCTTGATGTTTTTTGGAACGAATTGCTTGTTTTTCTTTTTGCGAAAGCATTTTGATACTCCTGAATAGTAGTTTGAAGTTGATAGGTGAGTCTTAGATTCAGGCTAAGACAAAGTTTTCGAACACTCTGTCCCTATCTATACATATTAATGCAAAAAACTAGGCAAATCCGCCCTATTTTTTGTACCTTTTTGAGACCCAGCCGTCTCCGGCTAATGGAAAATCAGGAGCCCATTTTGGTGGTTGTGTTACCATTTTTAACACATCAGCCAAAGTCTGTTCTGCATTTTTCTCATCAGTTAATAAAAGGTATTCATCATGTATCAAGTTAGTCACCTCGTAACCGGCTTTATCAAGCCTAGTAAGTCCCTCGGCCAAAAAATCACGTGCGGTACCCTGCACCGCGGATTGAAACAACGAACTACCAATAATCTGATTCCTACCCCACTGCCTTGTATATGTGCTCTGAGTGTGGACAGTGACCCCGACCTTTTGCTGACCCCACGGAGTGGTGACCAGCTCGAGCTGTGGCCTCTGCCAGCAGATGAGTCTACCTGATGGCAGCTGCATCCATAGCGCGTTCTTTGCCACCTTCAGAACCAGCTTATCCCCGGCACGAAACGGATTACCGGGATTCTCAACTGCTTGAATCGCGGCATTTTCGCACAATGCCCACAAAGCCTTCACTTTCACATACGAACTGCGGTAGCCATCTACTGCGTTCTTGGCTTGAGCCTCACTAAGTTTTACACCCATCCCCTCCGCGTACTTAACAAGTCCTTTCGCGCCTTGTCCAAACATTGCACCTAAAACCGCTGACTTCGCGATTTGGCGCTGATCTTTAGTAACGTCGTCATAACTGACGTGATAAAGATTATCTGCTGCAAATGTTTTATACTCATCTAATCCTTTCCGGAACAATTCCACTTTATCTTTTTGCCCAGCCAGGTAGACGCCAACTCGGTTTTCAATTGAGCTAAAATCCACGTCAACGAAGGTTTTTCCCTCTGGTGCTCTAATAGCGGAGCGTACAAGGGAGGAAAGTTCTCGCATCGTACCATTTCCTCCCATAAATACGTTTGGTATTGCCTGTTCAATTTCCTCATCTTCAAGTGTGGGGCGCGCAATATTCTGCAAATTAAGCCCACCACGGCTCGCCCAGCGGCCAGTACTAGCGCCATGATATACCAATGTATTCCTAATCCGTCCTTCACGTTGTATCTCCATCATTTTAGCGTACTTAGCCACGCTAGTTTGGCTTCCTTCTTGGCGCAGTTCTAAAGCTCTGCGAAGGGGTTTAAATAGGTGCTCCAGTTTAAGTGTTTTCTCTACTGTCTCGGCTGTTAAATCTGGTAACGGATCAATCATCATCTTGTTAACCCAACCCAGCAATTTGGCCCTCTCAGACGGCTTAAAACCGGTCAAGGCGACGCATTCGTTATCTAGTTGGTCCTGGGCCCTCACCACGGCCAAGACGGCGCTGTGGAGCTCGTTAGGATCAACCGGTACGCCTTTTAAATTAATTTTCTGAGTCAGTAGCCAAACTTCCTGCTCGGCCTCTGTAAGGGGCCTTAAATTGGCTACAATCGCCATCTCTGTGCGTACGTCCTGTGCGCAGTAATCAAACAACTCACGCATTAACTCTGGATCTTCATTAAAGGTGCCTTTATGGGGCTTGCACAACTTCTGGATCAGGTATCTACCACGGGTATCTTTTTGGTGCGCGCTGTCCATGAAGATGGCTGCATCACCCAATGATTGTGGCACGTTGTTGGCTGCTGCTATGGCCATGGAGTCAACGCACTGCTCTAGCTTTAAGGGAGGCCAGCCGTATTTAGGCACACAGACACAGTTCCAGATGGCGTACTCGAACATGGCGTTCCATGCTTGGATCTTGCCACCATCTTTGACGTGCTTTAAAAAACGAGAAAAAGCCATCACCGTGTTTGTGTCTGGTTTGGGTGCGTTGTAAACCGCTACATCGCTGGGGTTTGTGCCGTACGCAATACACAACACTTCCGTTGTGGGGTCGTTGGCGTAGATATCCAGACCGCGGTCGGTTAGATCAATGTGGCTACGTGTCTCAAAGTCAATACTAAAAATTTGCTCTTTCATACATGCTCCTGTGGCAAGCCAACGTATTGGCGGTTTAATAAAAACGTACAAAATCAACTATTAGTTTACTTTTTCGTACATTTTTAAACTTTTTATTACAAATCAGTACTTTAACATACTTTTTTACACATTAACATACTGTGTGTTAAAGACGCATTTTAATGTTAAGGTGCATCTTTAAACTTCATACATATTAATGCAAAAAAGGGGCCTCCCAAAGGAGCCCCAAATCACCACCATGTGAAATAGTTTTATTTGTTTCCGTGGTTTGCTATTAATTTGCACCAAGCAATAAACACTTCGTTTGACATATCTTTTTTCATCATGTTTAATGCTTTATGTACGATTTGAATGTTATTTGGGTTGTACCCCATATTACTATCAATTCTATCCACGGAAGCATCGACACCAAATTCTAAAGGTATCCCAGTAAAAGCGCATAGTTTATCTTGTGCTTCATACCGATCACTAATCTCCTCAATAGTTAGCTCAAAATTTATACTACGTTTTTCTGCGCCGTGCTTTAGTTTAGAGTGAACTTTACCTGGTATCTCACCATATCCACGCCAAGCAGGATTTTTGTCGAGCTTGGCGTTTCTGTTTGGAGAACGATTGTTTAACGCGGTTCGACAAGAAGCACATACAGCGTTGTTGGCATTTGCTTTTTGGACAGAATCAGCACGCTTGTAGTGTATTGTCTTACCACATTTAGGGCAATCTCTTATAAACATAATTATATTTCGCACGATCCAGCACTGCATGCTAGGGTTTGAACACCCTCTACGTTGTCTGTGTTCTCCTTTAAATCTAGCCAGTTAATTTTAGGGATTTTGGCTTTGAGCTCTTCATACTCTTCTTCGGTGCATTCTTCATAAGGACTTTGGCGGTAACTTCCGCCGTCGTAGGGGAGGTAGCTAACTCCACTGATTTCGTCGAAGTGGTCCCATGTCCAGGCTCCGACACTTGGCCAGTCTTTTTCTGCAACTGAGACGGTGACTGAGGGCTTGTGCTCACACCAGTATCGCTGGTAGGTAAGCCAGAGTTCGAGGTGACTAATGGGAGTAACGTCGTCCCGTACGAGTCCGTCGGGGGCTCTTTGAGGAAAACTGAAGACGGTAGTTTGGGTTGGCTTGTAAACGCAGTCTTCAGCTGGTACTCCTTGTCCAATAAGGAACTGGGTGAGAGGATCTTTTTTATCTCCACGCACTCTTCGGATATAGTATTTAGCATGGCGAGGGTGGATGCCGCTCGCCGAATTAGTGAGCTGGGATACTGTTCCACTTGGCTTGACGCATGTGATAGCAGCGCTGACAGGGACTCCGAGAATAGCTGCCCATTCTTTATTTGTATCTCTAGCGCATTCTCTAAGTTCTGTAAGTAGTTCATTTAATTCTGGTCCTTGGGTTGTGAGAAGGGGATTATCATAGATGCCGGTGAGGGAGACACCCAGTAACCGCTCCTCTTCAGTATTTCTCTGCCACACCTTGCGCAGATAGGGGAACTTTGTGAAGGTAGACTGGATGGTACCAAGGATAGCGGCGAGGCGCACCTTACGCAAGAGAGTTTCACGGTTGTCGTCATGGCGTACTACACATTCACTAAGATTGCAAAATTGGTAGGGTCGTAAAATGATCTCACTGCACGGATTTGTACCGAACTCAAAATTTGGATCTCGATGCCCGTATTTTTCAACCGCCTTTTTAGCAGCCTCCCGATTGAATATGCCTCGCTCACCGGAATGGGAGTTGTAAAGTGATAGCCATTCCTCCATGAACTTTCCGACAGTAGGTGTCTCATTATACACCGCACTGTTGTTCGCAAGAGCCCTATGCGGAGCGGTGTCCCACCATGGTCCAGCTTTTGCATGTCTAATCCTTTCGTCGTCCAGGTCGGAAAGTGAAATCATAGCTGATCGGCGTACGCCACCCACTACAACCACCTCACCAATTTTACACATCAAGTCGTGGCACTCTAGGCTGTTTAGCTTACGACCCTTGGCGTGTTTAAATGTTGCTACAGTAAACTCAAATAGATCAATTAGTGGTTGTGGCCCGGAAGCTCTTCCACCAAATGTTTTGAGTCGTGCTCCGGCAGGTCTAACATTGCTGACGTCCCACTGCGGGATTTCTCCAGCCCAGAGGCTTGCGAGGAGTAAACGTAATGATTTTGCCCAGCCTTCTTTGGAGTCGTGGACTGTGATGCGATGCTCGGACTCAAAAAGTTTTTCCGGCACTTCAGGCAGTAAGGATATATATTTGGCCTCGACTGAGAATCCCACACCTGTTCCACAGAGCAGGATAAACATGGCCTCATCGAAAGACTTGGGGTCATCCACTGGAAGATACGAGCAATTATAGACGCAAGTATTGTCACGATCGGCACTCTTTCCTGCAGTCATCATGGCTCGCATGGACGGCATCAATTCAAGGTTAACAATAGACTTGTACAAGTCTGCTTTTAGTTCTTCATTGCCAGTGATGGCTGGTGTACGGCTAAAAATATAATCTGTAAATCTGGTTACTGTCTCTGGCCAACTTTCACGACGACCCTTGTCATCTTGATAGCGGGCATAACGGCTGGCGGCAATGTACTCTTGATACTGGTCCATTTATTGGTCTCTATAGTTATATGGTGGATAAAAAGGGGAGGCCACAGTTTCTATGGCTCTCCCCCGATACTACAAAAGCAATTTACTTCTTAGGTTTTGTTTCCGTGCTTTTTAGCACTCCCTTAGTCTTCTTGGAAACTGCTGGGATTACTGGATTGGTTACCACCGCAATCTGGGCCATTGTCTCGTAGTATTCCAAGGTCTTTGTCAAGGCACTATGCAGCTCTTGTACAAACTTAAAGTTTGCCTTGTCATAGTCACCTAGATAAATATTAACCATATCTTTTCCAGTGCTAATGGCTAGGCTGATATTGAAGTTATCTTTATCGGTGCCCTCACCTGATAGGTCAAGAAAGCTAGGAAGACCATAGTCCGTGCTTGGAAAGAACTTACTAAACTTCAGCTTGATGTTCTTCATACAGCAAAGTCCGACGCTGCTGATGTAGACCCACCAAACTTCTCACCATCCTCTAACTTCTGCACATTGTTCAAGCCGGCAGCAATACCCTTAGAGCCGCTTGTATCGTACGGATACAAAGTGATGGATGCACGGCCATAGCAACCTGAGTAGAACTCGCTGGTGTCGATGATTGGGTTCAGGTCTTGGTCTACAATACCTGGGCGTTCGTTAGAGCTGGCGTTGATAAAGTAATGACCTGCATAAGCCGCGTCATCTTTCTCTGCATCACCATCACGTAGTCCGCCTTTAAGGAGCTTAGGTACTGAGCCACCCCACACGGCTGCGTTGATTGTCTTGGTCTCTTCAAACGCCTTCTTAAAGCGCGCCACTGTCTCTGTGTCTGACTTAGGGATAAGGATGGATACAGAGTACTTTAACACGCCGTTTGGTGTCTCAGCTGGCTGGAACACGTTAGCGTAAGAGAAGCGAACCTTGCCAGTTACAAACTTGGTCTTGATTGATTTTGTTGCCATGATGATTATTACCTTTTTAACATAAAGACTGGACTTCATTTGGGGCCAGTCTGTCTACCCATACACATATTAATGCAAAAACAACCTACTTTTTATTTCACAATATGAGATATCTAGCTATCATATAATAAACCTAGCTCCCCCAGTGCCTGCTTCATTGCTAGGGCCCTAATGAAGTCGGTCTGGTACTCAGGCTCGTACAGCAACTCAGGGTCATCTGCTACAATGTCTAAAATTTCTTCAATGGATCCCCTGATCTGCATGACACCCTCTCGGTGTTTGCCTCCAGGGAGACCATCAAAGTCCTTCATAAACTGGTCGATTAGCAGGTCCGGAACATCAAACTCCGTGTCATAACAAATAACCTGCATATTGATTCCTTATTTAGCTACCATTACGAGCCCAATATTTCCAATTGCATACCCTAGGAACATGATACCAGTGCCTATACTACCCTTCCAGAACTGTTCACAGGCTATGTAGAAGTATACCGCGCCCATTGCTGCTATTAGCCATGTACTCATCTAAAACCACTCAATCTTGGCGAAAATGAGAACGTGGCCTGGTACGGATCAGGATTTGGTTGGACGTTATCATCGACCAAAGCACGGATATTCCAACCCAAATTAATATAAATACAACGAGCAAAGCCAACAGGGGTAATAAGAGTAAATTGAAATAGCCCATTAGCGTGTACCAGACACCATCCTGCTTTTGCATTGTCATTGTCCTTAATAGTCTTGTCACCTTGAACACTACATTCATAGGGGGTTTCTAAATACTTAAGACCAAAGCTATACGCTGGATTACGCCATAGCCAATGGACTTGTGACCACCATTGGCCTGGGGGAAACATTGTTTGAAAAGTAGCGTCACCATTGAGTGAATTATCTGGCGTCATAAACCAGCCTAACCAACTAGGCAAACGTGGCTCCACTGCCTCATAGCTATGATTACCACACCAACCATATTGGGGGGTTGCAAACAATGGCAACACTGGCGCCAGTATAACGGCAAGCAATGTCACCAATAAATTGATTGGAACCAATAAAGCGTAAAGTACATAAATCATACAAAATCCTCCTTAGCATCTTCCTTAGCCCGTACCAGTTTTGGCTCACCTTCTGGTCGTAGGATCAACTCACCTAACCACGCGGCGACCTGCCCCTTAGGTCCCAGCTTCTCCAGTGTAGCTATTGATTTGAGCTTCTGGGGCTCCCAAATCGTTTGTGGGTCCATACCCCTCTCAACTAGCACAACGGCCGCTAGGGCGCTGTCAGAGATCTTACGGTGTGTCTTTGTGGTGGAGAGTGTGTACCCTGGTGGAACAATGTTCTGATTAATAGCACGACTTAGAGCAAACTCTTCTACATCGTTACACCATGTCTTTAGCCCTTGAGCTTTGGCGAGGACTTCGCTGACTTCTTCTTCGGTGAGGAGGGGCGGGGCTTTGAACTCTTGACGGGCGAGCTCGGTGTTAAAATCCGACCGGGCGCGGCACTGCGCTTTTGCGCGGCAGAACTGACACCACTCACCGGGGAGGAACTCACCGGCACCGCCCCACGCTTTCTTGGCTTTGCTTTTGACAAAGTACTCGGCCCAGTCGATAAGTTTACGGATGCTGGTACCATCGGTACTGATACTGTCAAGTCGGGGTTGATGTATCGTGTAACTGACTTCTTGGATTTCCGGGAACTCTTCTTTGAACTTGGAGTAGGCTCCAAGTGCGTAAAGTCGTAGCTGCGGGTTATCTTGCGCATGTACCGGAATGCCTTTTCCGAACTTGAGGTCGATGACGCGAATGGTGTGCTTAGAAAGTATAACCACATCGGCCGTACCAAATCCGTCAGGAACCCAATCACTGAAGTCCACACGCTGCTCAAATAAAGGTGTATCGCCGTCTCCAATCTGAGACCGGACATAAAGAACGTAGTTATCAACGTTGGCCTCGAAATCGTCTCGTTCAATGGGGGAGTAGTTTTTGTAGATCGGGTGCGTCTTGATGATTTCGTATTCGCGGTCATATTCGTCGTGTCCTATTTGATTAAATTGAAGTCGTAGGCGTATTTCGCCAAGTGAGTGTGCCAGTGTACCTTCCGCAGAGAAATCAATCCCCTTGGTATTTCGTTTCTGTTCTGGTAGTGTGGCCTCAAGTCTGGCCGAGGGGGTGCAGGATAGCCACCTTTTGGAGCCTGAAGCGGATAAAAGCGCATGTGCTGTCAATTTAGTCTTTCGTGTCTGATTAGTCGTACATATATTAATGCAAAAAAGGCACCCTTTTGAGGTGCCTTTTTATTTATTTTTTAGGTAGGGCGGAATTTATTCTTTTAATGCCTTAATTAAAGCAGCTATTTCACCGTTAAAATCTACCACAACTTCTTTTTTAATATCCTGCTTGATATCCATACGTTGTGAGTAGTCGTCTGGGTATTGTCCTTTTAAGGCCACTTCAGCAACTCTAGAATTAAAGGCTTTATTGTCAATGTTAGCTAGTAGCATCATCTCCCAAAACGCCTGCCCGTAGGTAGTTGCTAGGTCTAGTACCTCAGCAAACTCCGGATCCTCTTTTTTCCACTTAGCTGCGGTGGCCTTACTGATATTAATTGCGGCGTACATGGTTTTTTGGGATGCGCCCTGCTTACCGAGTTCCAAAACGGTCTTAGCCATTTCCTCAGTGAACATTTTTTTATTTGGTGATGGTTTTTTTGTGGTCATAATTTTTCTAATTATTGTGGGGTGCCTGGATTCTATGATGGCTCCAGGGGGCCATTAGCTTTCTTTACAGCTCGGAGAGCTTCACAGCTAGTCCTATCTATATTAATGCAAAAAACCGCACCATTCCGCCCTAAAAATCACCGGGCAGAATGATAGTCTTTTTAGGTGCCGAGGGTGGCGTTTTATCGCCATGCTCCCTGCGGTACCTTAACGCGTCATTTAGCATCATCTTGGTCATTGCCAGCGCTTTTTCCTGGTGCTCCTGCTCCTTTTGGGCGTTGGTTCGCTCAGCTTTTCGCTCTACTTCCTTGATGATATTGTTGCTAATTCCTGCGTGTTTAAGCAGCTGCTTGAGGTTCACTTGGGGCCTCCTCATTTACCTGTGGTGCGCACTGTGCCTGTATGGCATTGATCAAACCAACAGATTGAACAAACGGCAAGGTGCCTAACAAATTCAAGATGGCGTTAATATCTTTAACACTAAACTTCAATGTTAAAATTTTGCTCTCTAATGGGTCTACTTCTGTTGCTGCTACGTCGACTGTATCAGTCATTTTTTACTTCCTTTCTTAGGTTGTTTAATTCCAAACATTTCATATCTTGCTTCTAACTGCTTCGGGTCTGTGCAGTACTGGTTAAGCTCCATCTTCTGACAATACATATCCATTAAGGACTCGCAGCGCATGTCGTGGAGGGTCTTAATGCCAAGTAATGCGTTTAGTACATCATCTTCGCTCATTGGTACAGGGTGATCGCCGTAATGTTTGAACAATAAATTGATATCCTCACTAGTTTGCCACGCCAGCATAATGGCAGATTCTAGGTCAATTTTTGGGTTCATTTCATCCTCTTCTTAGCTTTTTTAATATCTGCGTCAAAGTTAACGCTATACCAACCACCGACTATCTTAATTGCTGGGAGTAGTACTTCCCATGAAGCAATGTCATCCTCATGCCAAGCATCGCCATTTTTCATCATACTTGAGACACTGACATAACTTTCTGCTAGACCAGATCTTATAATCTCGTCTGTAAAATCATTATCTAATTCTAATTTCATTTCCCACACTCCTCTTCTTGTTTGTTTACTTTAATTCGTTTTGCAATCTCCCGGCCAATGTACCACTGCGCCTTGCGTAGGTCTTCTACCGCGTCCTTCTTTAGATCACATCGCCAGATATACTTTAGTGCGTTACCAAGGTTAAACTCCATGTGCTCTGTGATTTGAATACACTCAACGCCACTTGGGTGCTCTGTATAGTGCTTAGGATGGTTGACTGGATCGTGCATGTCTTAGCTCCTTAAGTTGTTTTTCCATGATCTGTAGCTCTTCCTGGCTATCACATACCCAGAGCCCCAATAAATCTTTATACATGCTAGTGTCGATATCTTCCACACCGCAAATTGTCTCCATAACATAACTGCCTCTGTATCTGTGCTCCACAATGAAATGAGTCATAGCTTTAATTCCTTTTTAATGAACTCAACACCCTTAAAGAAATGATACCTCCAATACTTTTCTGTTACCCCAACGTCAGCATAATTTAATCCATCTAAAAACGCCTCTAATACAAATTGTTGTTTTGTTGGCAAAACATCTGATATCATTCTTCGGATATCACTTACATCTTCCGGGTTCCAAGGCAGCCACCCCTCAAGTATCGGTGGGTTGGGCTCAACGCTATCCTCTTTTTCAAGGGGGTCAATGTCCTCATCCGAAAGCCTGGGGGCAATAGCGTTGATCTTGTGCTTGGTTTTTGTTTTCATACTATATTAATGCAAAATTCAGGGTGTCTAGAAGGGCCTGTTGCAAATTTATTTTTCCGTCCAGTACCTTGACCACCTGCTCGTCGATACTATTAGACATTGTTAGGTGGTGTATAATAACGGGCTTGGTCTGTCCTTGTCTGTATATCCTTGCATTTGCCTGTATATAGTTCTCTGAGCTCCATGGGAGATCAAACCAGACTGTCTGCGCTGTATCACCAACGTTGCACTGAAGATTGAGCCCGATGCCTCCAGATTGTGGGTGTGCAAATAGCATGCGGATCTCTCCTCTACGCCACGCCTCAATGTTGTCATCATCCAATACCACACCCTGTGGAAACTGAAGCCGTAGTCTTTGGAGGGAATGTTTGAAGTGGTAGAACACCAGCGTAGGAGAGGAGCTCTCCTCCATGATCGACTCAAGATATTCCAGCTTAGAGCGGTGGACTTCATGCGTGTCCCCCTGCTCGTCATAGACCGCGCCTGATGTAAATTGAAGGAGCTTGTTCGCGAGTGCCGCCGCTGTTGGGGCTGTGATTTTTTCTTTTTTGATGTCGACAACCATCTCTTTTCTAAGCTCATCGTATTGTTTCCTTACCTGTGGGTCAAAAGATATACTGTGGTATACATAGGTACATTCGGGTAGTTGCAGGTAGTCCTCTGCCTTAAGTGAGAAACAGATGTCTGATATTTTGTCCTGTACAATCTTATCACATCCGGCCTTAAACTTCCATGAGTACACCACCCGGGTGTGCCGGTTCATTTGATCCGGCGTCATGTATTTGTCCCTAAAGCGGGTAAGGCTAGTCTCCAAACGCTCTCCTAAGTCCAATATACCCACCTGGGACCAGAGATCTTGCATGCCCTGAGGGGTAGGTGTACCAGTGAGGATTAAACGCCGTGAGAAGCCCTTTAAATGCTTCTTAAGCGCCTTGAATCGTTTGGTGCTTGGGTCCTTAAATCTGGACGATTCATCTATTACTAAGTTAGTAAACACTAACTTGTCTGAAAGGCCACAGAGCCACGCTACGTTTTCAAGGTTAACTAAATAAATATCTGCCTCCAAATTTAATGCTGCTAGTCTTTGGCTTGGGCCTCCCATTATCTTGCTGACTTTGAGGTGCTTTAGATGGTCCCATTTTTTCACCTCGGCATCCCATACCGTCTCTGCTACTCGCTTGGGTGCTATGATTAGTGTCTTCCCCACGAATTGTTCCGCTATGATCGTCAGGGCGGTTGTTGTTTTCCCCAAACCTGGGCAAAGTAAAAGTCCCATGTTTCGTACGGATATCGCCTTGTTGATTAGGTCTTGTTGATACTGGTGTAGCTGTGTTCTTTTTAGCATGTGTTTGATTCCATATCCAGTCTGCAATGTCGTAGTGGTCCTGCATTGTCCCATTGTCCTTCATCTTGTTTGCCTTGCTGCTGATAAACGCGATGTTACCAACGACGTACCCAATCTCGGGGTGTATCTTATCTAGCTGGGGGGTATCGAGGCGGGTCTTTCCCTTACCCAGCCCCGACGCGCCCCATACAAATGGTGTATTAAATATGGGGCACACATCGGTTGCAATGTCTACTAGGTCCTTAAGCGTGAGATTAAATGGGACATTGTCCCTAATGGACCTGGCCCTTGCGTTGCCTAGGTATGCCTTAAGGTGTTGTAGCTTTGTTGATGAAATCATCAATTTGCTCCTTGCTTCTTAGGATTTGTACCTCAAAGCCCTGTTCATTTAGTTGGGAAAAAACTATCGTCTGCCTTGGAGATATCTTGCCAGTCAAAGTCTTTAGCTCCACTAGATACACCTGCCCCGCTAGGAAAACTAGACGATCCGGTACCCCCGACACTGAGCTGATCCACTTGAAGCTCAGGCCCTTTGACTCTTTTACTTTTTTGTTTAAGTAGCTTTCCACTTGCTTTTCTAGCATGTTTTTCTTTCTCATGTAAACAGATCTTAAAGATCTGGCCGGCTAAGTGACCGGATAGGTAGGCCCGGGTCTCATTGACAAAGTTATCCTCTTCACCTATATGCTCGGCCAGATGATCCACAGCGTGACTAACTTCGTGAGCAATCGTATCAACCAGCTCGCCAAGGTTATCGTTAACAAGAGACATATCAAAAACCAAAATAATGATAGCATCTTTTCCGTCGCCAATGAGGTGCGTCTCAGCAATTCCACAATCCAGCGCGTTAGCTTTAAGGGTAACATCGTGATCCTTTAGTATCTGTT